AGTTTTATTAAACTAAGAAACAAAATAATAGTCAATATAAAAAAAAGTCATCCTAAGATGACTTAAATTTCTAAATGGCGGTCCAGATGGGACTCGAACCCACGATCTCCTCCGTGACAGGGAGGCATGTTAACCACTACACCACTGGACCAATATTTAATTTTAAATGGAGCAGATGAGGGGATTATATAAATACCTCATATCTATTGATATTTGATGTTATTTACATCATTATCTACGTGTTTTGATAGCACTTTGTTGTTTTGTACCCCAAAATGTACCTCACTGCTTCACGCAAGAAAGATAATACAGTATAAACCATATTATGTCAAACGTTTTTTTATTTTTTATTTATTTTTTTATTGAACCTCAATCAATGGGCCACAGTTTACCCAAACTCCGCCAATCTTTGCGAGATCCTTTTTCACATTGACTTCATCAACACGAATTCTAGTAACGTAGACAATCGCATCTGTGGTATGCAATACGTTGTCATTGTATCCATCTGAATTGCGTACCTTGTCAACTAAGCTGATTGGAAACCAACCACCTAATTGAGCTAGATATGCACACAAATCATCATTGATTTGTTTCAAACCTTCATCTCCAATTTTCATCTGAACGGATGTCACATAACTACCTGCATGCAAGATCTGGTCAATCGCTTCTTCATGTTGTGGAATACTTGGTTTAGCTGCTCCTGTATTCGCAAAACATTTAGGTCTAAATGCTGTATCGAATGTTGCATAATAAGGTAATTTACAAAGTGTAAATGCTCCATTCTTTCCTCCTTGGTTCTGTCCTAAAAACCAACCGAACTTACCATCAATGTCTGAATCGAAAATTGCAATGTGTGAATACGGTGTCCATCCTGCTACTTCCTTGAATACTGCGATATCTCCCGGTTGCATCACTGAAACCTCGTTGCAGTAGTTCAAAATTCCGTTAGTCTTACGATTGTTCCAAATATCCTTAACAAAGCTACTTGTCGTACAGTGAATTGCCTTATAACCTAAGTCAATCATGTACTTCATAGTGCCATCCCAACATTGAGCACCATAGTATCCATCAATGTCATAGGCTTTCCCCATTACTTTTTCTTTAAAATCATTATAATTCATTTACTCTTCCTCCGGTACACTAATTTCAGGTAATCCGCCAATACTAGTCAATAGCGAAACAACGCCTGACAAAACCGCTGACGAAATTACAACTCGCCAATCAACGGCTTCCAATAATGCAGATGCTCCAATAACACCAACAGCAGTTTGAGCAATTGTCTTTAATGCTCTGATACTTGCATAATAGCCATATTGAATCCACCATTCTTTACTATATTTTTTCATTTACAAATACCTCCTATCCTAATGATAGTATTTAAATCGTTTGTACACTGTACAAAATAAAAGACCGTATTTAACGGCCTTATTGATACATATTAAACATGTCTCGTATATGTGTCTTAATCATTGTTTTTTCTTCATCTGAATCAACGCATCCATGAATCATAGTTACGATTTGTTGCATACATTTCATAGTCTTATCTAATTCACGATGAGACTTTTCCAAATCCATCTCACCTTTTGTACGCGTATATTCTTCTTTGAACGCTTTATATTTTTTCAAATGTTCTGCAAGCTTATAAACAATATCTTCTGTTTCTGGATCATGAATATTATATCCATCATTATCTTCTTTTAATCTTGCAACAGTTGAAACTCCATCTTTTCCTATCTCAATTTGATATTTATTTCTCATTGCTTCTATAGTTTCAATGTCTTTGATATTATCTAAAGCTTGAGATAATGCATGGAAATAAGATTCTGCATATCCATATTTCTCTAACATGTTTACTGACTCATGCATTATCTTCTCATTAACTTCCATTGCTTTATGCATATATTTCACCTACGCAATCTTTTTAATGATAATGTTTGCATTTTGAACAGATAGATCTAAACCACTGTCATTTGCTAATGCAATTGTATAAGATGCGCCACATGGAACTTGAATTAGAGTGTCTCCACTTACATTTCCATACGCACTTGCAGTTGCAACAGTATAAATAGATTGTGTTCCACCAATTGCTTCTCCGTTTAGTTCAAGCACTAAAGAAACTTGTCCTGCCGCTGCACTCGTAATATCCGCAGTATAAGTTACTTCATAGATACCTGGCTTTGTTAGTGTAAACAATCCACTTCCTAGATCATGAGCAAGCCAACCTTTACATGGACACTGGCAGGATTTACTTCTTACACGATCTGTAGGAAACAATACATTATTTGAATTATCGACTGTCTGAACAGCCGTAGCAATACTATTAATCATTTCTTTTATCCTCCTATTAAAATAGGGATAGCCTTTCGACTATCCCATTAAATCCAAAGGCAATTGCCTAATCACATATGTGCTAGATTATAAGTTGTTGTAGCCATTACATCCACATCCGTTGTTATAAGCGTAATATGGTGAACATGTAATGTAAGCTGGTTTTGGTGTTGGTTGCAAAGTATTAATGATATTTGCAGATTGTGCCTGTTGACTTAATTGGAAATTAGCCGTCAATAAATCACGGTCACGATCAGCTAAACGATCACGTAATTCTTGCATAGTGTTTGCATTGATCAACGCACGTGTTGCTTCACCTTCTGAATGAATTGCTGTTGTAATGTCACAAGTATTTTTGAAACTTTGAGCATTTACATTGTCAATTGCTCTTTGAGTGTTGCAGCAGCATTCTTGTTGCTGAGCTTGCAAGTTTTGAAGTCCTAACTGATTAGTATAGCGACTTTCTAATACATCACGTTGAGTTTGACAACCTGTTTGAGATACATTTGTGTTTGTGTTAAAAATGTCTCGTTTAATGAATTCTTCATTTAATAAAGAATCATTTGTTAGGTTTCCATTTCCATATCCTCCATATCCAAATAATACGAAGATTAGCAAGATCCAAATCCACCAACCTCCACCGTTTCCAAAGCCGTCATCTCTTTCAGCTAAGTTGTAAGTTGGTTGAATTCCCATTCCATTTTCCATCATATATGTTCTCCTTTCTTTCTATAATAACGGTTTATCCGTTGTTACCTGATTCCAAACTGTTTTGCCATTTGTTGAAGTTGTTGCTTTTGTTGTGGATTTAAATTACCCATCATCTGATTTAAAATCGCTTGTGGATTTTGACCACTATTCATAAGCATTTGAAATTGTTGAAATGCTTGTGGATTTTTCTGTGCCAACATATTCATTAACATTTGTTGGGGATTTCCCATATCCATCATATTCATTGGATTCATATTACCCATAATACTTTTTAAAGGATTCATTTTGTTTGTGCTCCTTTCTTTGTTTGCTCATTAGCTTGTTTTGGTGGTTTGCTTAATGCACATATCAAATCATCTAATTTCTTTTCGATTCCATTTACACGATTTTCTATACTGTTAGAAGCATCTTCCGTGATTTCTTCAAATTTAAATTTTTTAAATGTTCCATCTAAAGATTTCATATAAAAAATAGATTTATTGTTATCAAATAAAATCGTTGGTAAATTTGCATTCGCAAAGTTTCTAGCTTCCTGCTCATCGTTCACCCATTTTCCATTAAAATCAAAATTACCTTGTTGTTGTGGTGTAATCTGATTATTAATATTGATAGGTGGAATATTTGCATACTGTTGTACTTGCTGAATTTGTTGATCTATCATTTGTCTTTGTTGCATCAAACTGTCAATTCGTGCTTGTGCTGGATTATAATTGTTATACATTTCAACCACCTCTTTACGCTTTAATTATATAGTTGCACAATAAATAACTTAATACTCGAATAATACTCATAAAATACCCAAAATAAAATGAGCAATCACTATAGATTGCTCACATATTTATCGAACATTTTTCTTGCTTTGCATACTCTGTTCCTTATGGTTTGTACTTCCACACATAATGCATCTGCAATTTCCGTGCATGACATATCATACACGTATCTCATAATCAAAACCTGTTCATATTTCTTTCTTAATCCAACAGATTTGATAAGTATTAATGCATCATTAGGACGTATTTCTTTTAATCTGTTAGCTTTGTTAATATAAACCACCGCCTTAATTAAATTCGTTGGTTTGAATTAGCTTCGCAAGAACAATTATTCACATGATTATCTTTCCAATAACCACGACAAACAATAGTAGAATAAAGAACAATAATTACTAGGATTAAAACCGTAATAATAGTCCTACTCGTTTTATAGTTTCTATCAATTAATTTTGAACAAAAACAATAAACGTTATCTACTTTTTCTTCTACATTTTGAAGTTTCTTGTTTGCATCTTTAATATCCATTTTTATTACGTTCCTCCAACGCTTCTACACGATTAAACAAAGTTTTTATTTGTTGTTTTAGTTCTGAAAGCTCCACTTCCATTGAATTGCTTCCTTTTTTTATTTCTGAAATTGAATCTTTAATATCACCTAAATCCGATTTAATATGTTCCAATTCATTCTTCAAAAATGCCATATTGGATATTTGCTCTCCATCCATCTTTCGTGTGCCACGATTATACGTAATAAATGCAATTACAAGCATGCATGCAGAAATAATAACACTAAGATATTCACCACTCATATTCGTTTTCCTTTCAACTTTTCATCCTATTTAAATACAATGATTCACTAAACCTTATTTAGTTAACTACTTTTTATTTTCATTCTTTTCGAAATGTATACATCTATGAATTAGGTAACAACAATGATTTGTCATAGTAAACGGATTAGTTGATTCCTCGCATCTATCTTTACCATTTACCACAATTTTATGTTTACATTTATCACAGAATAAATTTTCATGTGGGTTTTCTATCATTTCAGTTCCTCTTTAACTAATAACAATTTTACAAGTATCTTCGTTACCATATTTATCAGTAACTTTAACATAAGTTGTTCCAGGTTTCAAAGCAGTATATTTAGCATTTCCACTTGGTGTATATCCATATTCATTTGTTTTTTGTGTTGGCTGAATAAAGTTTTCATCATAAATGACTTTGCACGTTTTATCGCCAAAGCTTTTATCACTGTTAGGATAAATTAGAATAGTATCACCAACGTTGCAATTTATCTCTTTTTGATTAAATACTAAATAAGGCTGTTTAATTTTATTTTTAGTTGACACTTTCACATAGTCCACATACATTTTCTGATCACTTGAACCACTTGCATAATATCTCTCATCAATAGCAAAATTAATAATTAATTTCATTCTATTATATCCTTTAGAAAAAGGATTATAATTTTGATAATATAAATTTTCATTAATGTTAAATTTAGCAACATTAATTCCATCCATATAAATATCAATATATTCATTTTCCCATTTCATTTTTACATTATGCCATGTACCGTCGTATAGTTTATCAATATATACTGCATCCGATAATGGATAACCACCAGGTAAGTTAACGCATTTAGAAGTATGTTCATTGTTTTCGTTAGCATAATGAATAGTACTTTGTACGGTAGCTTTTCTACTAATATCATTCATCCATATTTCAAAAATATCTATTTCACCATGATTTGGCCATGTTGTTTCAGACGAATCTGGTGTATATTTTTCGCCAACAAGCCAAAGAGCAGGCCAAGCACCACCATATAATCCGTCAAATTTAATTTTTGTTAAAATTTCACATCCATTGCTTAAAGTCAAATTATTAGCAGTATTAACACTTCCAGATGTCCATGAATATCCTCCTTCATAATTTTCTTTTTTCGCAGTTAAAATTAAACAACTATCCGATATAGATACATTTTCTTTTTTATAATATTGTTTTTCTATATCTTTATTTCTAACAACACCAACTTCTTTTACCCATACATTGCTCAACGTATCATTATTGAAATCATCATAAAATATAACATTACCATCAATTTCATCCCCTTCTGAAATTAATTTGTTAGCTATCTTTTCTATGTAAGATTTATTTACTGATGATTCGCTTTTAAAAATTAATGTTTTGTTTATAAATTCTGTTAAAAAATTCATTCTTATATATGCACACTTTGGTGGTATTTTAAATGGAACATCGCCAATATAGTTTTTAGCGTTTAAATTATCTTTATCAGCTGTGATAAGGATATTACTCAATAAAGATAAATTTGAATCATAAAAAGATACAATTTTACTAAATCCGTTAGGGAGTGCATTAATTGCATTTTTTTCATCATCTGATAAATATGAATAGTAATATTCACCTTCATTAACTTTAATAAAATTTGTGGCAGATGTTTTAGAAGCATTATGTATTGAACCATCTAAATAAATAACAGATGGGACTGCATCATATTTATTTATATTGCCATTCCAAACAACTTGATAATTTAATGTTCGCAAATATACTTCTTCATCACTAATTCTATTCTCAACATCATAAATTCTTTTTTCTAATTTTTCACCAGACGTATAATAAAAATTAACATTTGTAGCGTTTATTGTAACGTTTGTTGATTTAGTTAGTATTCTAAGACTAACAGTATCACCAATATCACAAATTTCATTCAATCTATTAGAATCAAATTCAATATTAATATTTCCTATCAATTCAATATCACTTTCAATAGTTATCTCGCCACGTTTTCCTTTAACATTTAATAAAAACACATTATCATCAGTATTTTGTATTAATGCATTAAACGAGTATTTTCCATAATTAGAAAAATGTGTAAATCGAATAAATACACCTTTATAATTTGTATCACTTCCATTATAGTTATAACTAAATAAATTATTATTTGAATCATAGCTAGATGTACCTATAACATCAGTAGCAACAATGGTTTTAAATTTATGTACATTTCCAATATGATATAAAGGTATATCAAGTAATTCATTATTCAAGTCAACTAAGGCATCAGTCAGCTGTTCAACTTGGCCACGCATCGCATCACCAGTCGAAGCGTATTTAGTACCATCTGCACCGATACGTGCATCAATCAATTCTGCATCTCCGGTTGTGCTACCATCTTTTAAGCTAGTAAATTCACTCATTCTAGTTTGTAATGCGGCAATCTTTGTGTTCTGTTTAGTAGTGATATGGCTTGTAGACGCTTCAATCTTTTCAATTTTGCTATCTTGAGCTGCCACTTTTTCATCCAATGTATTAATGAAATCTGTTGAATTCTTTAATTCATCCGCACATTCCTTTGCTGTAGTAGCACTTATTGTTGCTTCCGATGAAGCTTGAGTCAACTTTTCCATTAACGTTGCATAGTTATAGTTATTAATTAAATCTTGTGTTTGGTCAATCAAATCATCCAACAAATCATAAGAAGATTGAATGTTTGGGTCTACCGGATATTCCCCACTATCTTTATATCCTTTTGATTCTTTAATATGCATCGCAAACACATTTGATAGCTTGATAATGCTATTATCGTTCAACTTGCTAATAAGTTGAGCAGATGCTATACCACTATGAGCTGTTAAAGGATACCCAATAATAAATCTATCATTTGTTAATGGAACGCAATTTTCAATTCCATCAATTGTGTAGTAAATATACTTCTTATTTGTTCCTACATTCTTCATATTAATGAAATGGATACAAAGAGCGTTATGATCTCCTTGTTGACCAATTTCAAACGATTTTTTCTTTTTTAAATCTATAGTTAATGTTTCCATGTTATCACCTACTTAAATGTTTTGGCCGGAAGCCAATTATTTCCATCAAAATAATACAATCTACAATATTTATATTTACCATTTACAAGTAGCATTGAATAACCACGATCCCACTCATAGCCATCAAACACCCACACTTCCATATAAGTAAATGTCGTATTGAATTTAAATTTAAATGCCACACTATCTCTATCAAGTGTATCCGTTGCATATACTTCCATTTGATATTCCGTATTCTTCGGTAAGTTTTCGTATGTAATACTTAATCCATTTACAGTTCTGTAATCTCCACTAGAACCCCACACCGTTTTAACAACGTGAGCATCATCTGTTGTCGATACATTTATCGTTACATTATCGACTTTGTCAGATACTTGATTAATTTGAAATGATACACTTTTAATCGATATTTCTTTATAGTTTTCTAACGTTTTAGCCGTCAACTTCTCTTGATCTAACTTGCTACCACTCAAATCTGCCATAAAAGGCTCAACATAATATTCATATTCAGTGTTTTGAGTCAATCCAGTAATCTTGCTAGAACCATCCAATTTATTGAGAATGTATTTTTTGTTTGCTACATCATATACTCTTAACGCATATAGATTGTATGGATTTGATTTAAACCTACCATTCACAACAATAGAGTTGATATCTATATTGGATACAGAAGCTTCAAATGTCGGTTTTGCTATCTCCGGAGTTTTAAGTATAGCCGTTCCTTCCAAATTTGGCCATCCACTACATGAGCATGCCCATGTAAATTCTTTTTGTCTACTACAACCCATCGCTTCATTGATTTCGCCATTCAAACCAATCCACCCAGAATCATTCGTCCACTTAGGATAACTCATATTTCCAGCCCAACTTAGACCGCCCATTTTGATTGTATTGTAAGCATATATTGAGAAATTACCGGTAAACTTGACACGTACATTCGCTTTGTATCTAAGCTTTGGATATTGCCCTTCATAGCGCTCATTATATACATCAAAATGAAGTGACATATATTCGTTATATTTTAAAACTGCAATCTCAGACATATCTAACTCTCTACTTTAATATAAATATCTCCGGCCTTGTCAGTATTTAAAACTGTGGGATCTGTCGTTCCACTACGAACATTTACCGTCAATTTCAATTGCTCTTGAAAGCGACTAATATATTCATTCAGTTCCGAAATCTTAGCATTGGCTGCATTAATTACTTCAATCGCATTTCTAAATTCTTGCGTAGATTTTACATCGACTTGCATTGCGATATTATCAACAACATTAATATAAATATTAAACGTCGTTACATAAGTACTTCCAGACATTAATGAAATTTGTGCCTTAACAATACCGGTTTCAGATAACATATTTGCAAATGCATCTGAACCATTAAATTTGACTTCATACGTATCTGTATTGTTGAATCTAATTACCTCATTTGCGCTTAAAGAAACCATTAATCCACTAGGTTTTTCCGCAAACAACATTGCTGATAAAGTATTATCAACGACTCCGGTTTCACTCGTTACGATATCATCCGTAATAAAGATATCTAAACCTCTACCATTATCCGCTTTAGGCATGTCAATTACCTGTATATCTGTTTGCTTAGTTAATGATACCGTTACACTTGTGTACACTTGTGCCATGTTATACCTCACTTTCTAATACAAGATCTAAATCTTCAGGTCGTTCCGTAATCAAGTTATAGGTCAATTTGTTTAAATAAAACCTTTCTCGTTTTCCAAAATCAGTCTCTACAAAAATTGAATCATTTATTTTTAACGCCTGTGCATTCGGCACATTGTATGGAAATAATTCTTCAAATTTAACAGACGTTTCCGTATTGGGTTCTTGTAACTCTTTTTCTAAAGATTTTTTAGCTTGTATTCTAAGATAGTTTCTTAGGTTCACTTCATTTGTAAATACGCCCAGTGTTGTTTTCTTTGCTTGTGAATCATCCGCCATCAATTTGATATCGGAATATTCTTTTACATCAATTCTATGAATTTCATCTGTATCCCAATTACTAGCCTTGATAATCTCGTGATTTGGTAAAATGCGTCCATTGTACGCTTTAGGTATGATTCCTGTAACTACATTTTCCATTGATTTTTTCTGAGTATATTCTGACATTTCTTTATTACTTATAAAGAAATCATTTGGCTTCAAATTGGAAGCATAATAATCTGGATTTCCAAAGTAGCAGTCATAATTGTTAAACATCGAAACATATCTGTTATTTTCACATTCAGGCCATCTGTTCATCATAGAATTTTCTTCTGTACCAAACAAGCATTGAATCAGATTATATCGAACCCAATATGCGGTTTGTGTAGAATCCACATCTTCAATCATCCATTTACACGCATTACCAACTTCGGCGGCCCCTCTATCAGCAACAACAACTTTGTTTCCGTTTCCAATGCTTGTTGAACTAGAACAAATGCCATAATATATGTTTCCATACGGTGCGATTTCATAGTTAGAACCATTATTAATGAACCACCATTTCTCAGAATTATCTGATGGACTTTCAGATAGACTTCCTAACACTACCTTTCCTGAATCCAATTTAAGCCATCTACATGAACATAAAGATAAAATTCCATATATATCTCCATATCTATCTGAGCCTACTTTTTTCAACATGAAAGTCTGTGCAGACGTTCTGTTTTTTTGATACATCTGTAATTGTATAGATGCATCTTCACTTGCGCTTGGAACATCCAAACAATACCCACTATTCTGAACATTTCGGAAATAAACGATTTTTTCATCCTCTGCATTAACATTTTCATAATTTGCGTATTCCCCATGTCCATAAATTTTATAAGGATAATTGGGCCGTGAATTTGTAATAATCTCATTTGCGGTATTCACTGCATCTTGCCACGTACCACTCATAGTACGATCATCAAACACAAACACTTCTTTTTGAGAATCAAAGAACACATGTGTTGCATAGCATGTATATGTATCGCTTTGTTTGTTGTATTTTGGATACACAATTCTATATAACTGAGGTTCTTCAAAATTTATATCCACTTTAAACACGGATTCATCACTGATTTCCATACCCATCAAATCACTTTTTGGAAATTCTATTTCTACGTACCAAACAGAATTTCTTTCAAATACTGCTTTAGCACTAACACAATGTTTTAAAATTACATCTCCATTACGTTCTTTCATTTGTGCATATGTTGTTTTTTTTCTAGAAAAGAATAAATGAATCATCTTTATTTCTCCCTATAATTACGTATAATTTCTGCACGAATAGCACCAATATCTGTTGTGATCAATACATTATTTGAACCATAATTAAATTTAAGTCCGTCAAAAGATCCACTTGTTTTTAATGTGTCATATTTATACGTTCCATTTTTATAGTATGTTTTCATATAAGAATTTTCCGTATTGATTTCAACATACAAAATATCCGATGTACCATTGAAAGGATTTGTAATCGTAAAATCGTTTCCATTACAATTAATCGTAATGTTTTTCGCATTCATGGAAGTGTTATATAAACGATAGATTGGATATGCTGTTTCATAATAATTCGCAAGTTCTACCTTTTTTCCACTTACAATATCGTAAGGTCTTGAATACTTATTTACGTATCTGTAAGGTTCACAAATAAACGTGATTGTAAATTCACTTCCTCGTCCAAAGTCTCTTGAATCCATATCGAACGTTACATTTTTTACCTTCCAATAATGTTCTCTATCATCACTAGTTAACTCCAATATTCCTTTATTTCCATTGAAATATTGTTGGATTTTATAGATACGATCTAGATATTCTTTCTTGCTATTTAAAACAAAGTTGCATTTAATAGGAATTTTGCGATCTTGATATACACCTGTATGACGATACGATGTAGTACCGTCACCAAGTGTAGATGTTTCTACAATTTCCTCTGCCATAGGAATAACAGGGCGCTCACTTACCTTTAATAAATACATAATATTTTGCGTATAACGCAGTTTATTTTCAGGTGTAAATCTAAAATGATACATTCTATGAACCTCCATTTCCCCATGATTTCAACATATCTCGAATTGATATAATTTCTTGTACAGTATCTGTAACAACATTTCCATCCAATTGCATAGGTTGTAGATTGATTGTTAGATCACAATTTCCAATCGCATTAATCATTTGATCCAATCTATTTGTGATTGCACTCAAATTTATATTACCTACGCTTCCAACGCTTCGTGATGTAGTTCCACCCATAATAGCTGTTGTAGCATTCGCAACAGATGCATACGGACTGATATCAGAATATGTAGCGATTGCATCTGCACTCATTGGCATAATATCCGTGTCAACAACAGGTTTATCCGCATTAAACAAAGATTGTGGGAAATATTTTTTATTGTTATCACCTTCAACAACTCTTGTCTTTTTTATAGTTGTATGTGTAACCGTGATAGGATGACTGTCTGCATAACTTTGAGCTTTATCAATATTTGATTTAATATCTGAATAAGCTTTAGCGGAGCTTGTAACCATGTTATCTAAAGACGGTTGCAATGCTTTTTCCATTTTTCCACCCATTTTTCCAACGGCCGATGATGTTGTACCATCATTTGCAAATGCATCAGCAATTCCTTTAATGCCGTCTTGGGAATCTTTCAACATCTTATCACCGGCATCTTTCATATTTTTGTCAGTCAACGACATCATTTCTGCTACCGCTTCACCCACTGTTTCTTGACCACTTGCAACTTTTTCGGCGATTGTTGGTGGAATCTTTTGTCCTTCCATTCCGGCAGCTTGAACCGCCTGTGCCAATGTAATCAAACTATTCATTGCGTTAGTAGCTTCTGAAATGCTTCCACAATTTGCCAGGATTCCATTTGCTACATTCAAAGGAATAGATCCACCAATCATACCAGCTTCGTCAACAAGTTGATTCATATTCATTAAAGTAGCCATATAGTTAGCTGCTTCTACCGCATTTGCAGTTCCATTAGTTATTCCTTCTTGAATACCAAGTGGAATTTGAATACCTGATTGCGCTGCCTGTGCTGCAATATCAGTCAACTGTGCCTTCATAGTCGTTCCCATCTGTTCAAACGACTGTGTTTCTAAGTAGTTAGATTGAAGAATGGATTGTGTCTGCGTTTCGTGCAATTTCGTATAAGAATCCGCTAAATCCGTACATAATGTATTAATTGATTCCTTCAATGCACTTGATTGATTCATATAATCTTGCATTGACATCTTACCGTTAGCATATTCTGCACTTAATTTTCTTAACGAGTCCGTTGTAGTATTTATACTTTCCGTAAGCTCTGCATTCTTTAATTCCGCTTTTAATTGAGCAGTGGCATTTTTCTTTGCGATACTTGCTAACGCTTCTTGTTTTGCTTCTTCTTGAATCTGAGTGATTCTTTCTTTGATTGCATCAATACTTTTATAGTGCGCATCCTCATTTAGATTTAACTTGCCAGTATTCGCATCAATCTCCACTCCCAAATCAGGATAAAGTTGATTTAACTCCCTAACCGCTTCTGCAAGCATAGTCTTTTGTGTAGCATTTAAAGATTCTTTTGCGTTAAGATCTTCAATTGTTTTCATCAAATGACTTGCGGTTTTGTTGTTTTGCGTATACTGAGTTACAATTTCACCCATGCTTGTCTTAACTTTAGACATTGACTTTGCATACTTCTCATAACCATCAACAACTTTTAATGTAACTGCATAATCTGTATCTTTATATGCAAGCTCTTTATTTGCAGTTTCCATCGCTTCCTTGCGCGTTTTATCCGCCCAAACAACAGCACCTGCGAAAGCACCAAGTGCAACTGTAACAGCAGTGATTGCTGGATGTGTTAGCACAAAACCTTTTGCCAAAGAAAGTACAGAAGTATTTGCTAATTTTCCTGCGCTTGCAGCATCTCCAAATCCATCCGCTACTTTTTCTAAGCTTGGATGGGCTTTAGTAAAGAACTTAACAGCGCTTTGCGTTGCACCAGCTACTTTACTTACACCTTTTGCGGTTGGATAAGCGGCTGCCGTCAACAATAACATCTTTGCGATTGTCTGTTGCGTTCCTTCATCTAAATTAGAGAATGCGTTAGCTGCCTTTTTTACTATCTTTAATAGATCTGTTAATGTAGGTGCAAATGCTTGACCTAATTCATCACCAGCTTGTTTAATTGCTTCCCATGTTTGAGATAACTGAGATTTCAATGTCGCATAACGCTTTTCTGCTTCGTTTGCCATTGCCGTATTGTCATTCCAGGCATTTTTAGAAACATTTAATGCACTAGCCAATACATCCGAACTTTGCGCCAAAGCACCCATTGCTTGTGCTTGTCGTACTTCCTTAATGCCTAATTCATCCAATGTTTTTGTAACATCCGCCGATTTTCCAATACCTTCTACAAACTTTAAGAATGTTCCCGCTTCATCTTCTCCCCAAGCCTTTTGGAATTGTTGAGAAGTCATGCCAGACACTTCTGCAAACTTCTGTAGTTTCTTATCTCCCGTAGAAACAGATAGATCAATTGTCTTCAACATTTTAGAAACAGAATTACCACCGGCAGCAGCTTCAATTCCTAATGAAGATAATGCGGTTGATAATCCTAATACTTGGTTAGAGTTAAAGCCTACCATCTTACCTGCAACACCTAATCGTGTTGCCATTGCCATGATATCTGCTTCAGTTGTTGAGAATTTATTTCCCAAGTCTACGATTGTAGAACCTAAACGAGAATAATATGTGTTTGTCTTTTTAGACTGCGAAACCATTACATTTGAGAACTTGGCAATACTTTGTGCTGCTTCTTCACCAACAAGATTTGTAGTATCACCCAATTCTGTAATAGTTTTAGTAAATCCAACAATAGAATCTGTAGGGATACCCATTTGCCCTGCGAGTTCTGCATAATGTGCAATATCTTGATAGGTACTCGATGTAGTTTGTGCAAGATTTTTTAAGCCTGCATTGATTTTTTCAAACTGTTGAGGGGTTGCATTTACTGTTTTTGTAACACCAGTCCATGCATCCTCAAACTCAATAGCCGTCTTAGTAGCGGCTGCAATACCTGCAAAAGATAACATAGACAATGGTTTTACAGTGTTTGCAAACTGTTCTGATTTTGAGCTTACTTTTCCTAACGTATCATACAGTCTTAACAATGTTTCATTCGTTGAAATGAATGATTTTGACATACCTGCCAATTCATTTTTAAGTCCTAAAGCACCTGCTTTTAAACCTAGATATGTGCGTTGAGAATCTTCATATGTACTACCTAAATCAACCAATACCTTTTTTTGTTCGGCAATGCCTGAAGTACAATCATCCATTGCTTCTTTTAAAGTGACATTTCGTGAAGCTAACCTTTGAATAGCATTTTCACCTTGTTCTGCCGAACGCGTACCGTTCGCAATTGCTTCTTTCCATGCACTTATTTGTTTGTTGTTGTCTGCATATTCTTTATTCAAAGAATTAAATGTATGATTGTAATTATCAATAGACTTAGTAGCAGAAGAAACCGCATCGGCCCACTGCTTCTGTGTCTTTGGATAATTCATCAGTTTCTTGTTATAGACTTCCAATTGCTTAGTTGTGCTTTTGATTTTATCTTGTAACAAGTTCTGATATGTCGCAAAGGACTGAAAATCTCCTTCGTTGAATTTCATAGAAGATTTCAGTTTTGACATTGTTTTATCTAATCCTGCTGTTTCGGATTTTATTTTATTAATTGCTTTTTGAAAGCCTGTAGTATCTCCATCAATTTTTACGGAGATACCTCTTACTTGACTGTAACCTGACAATTTTAGTACCTCCTAAAATCTGTCAAAGTCGCTTTGGATTGCTTTACGAATACGAATTTTGTTTTTTGAATTATTTACTTTGGACTGCATATTTCCACGTGCAATAATCAAATCAAACAATCTTCCTATGCCCATATCCTCTATTTCATCTATTTTTAATCCTAAATTTAATCCACCTAATACTAAATCAGTGTAGCTTACGCTTCTTTTTTTTTATCATCTGAAACTACTTCATCGGATTCATCTTGTACCGTTGCTTTATTTGCATTGATAATTTGTTCTAGAATAACAACTCCACTCATTACATAGGTTTGATAATCTTCAATTTCATCAACAAAATCTTGGAACGCTTTTGTTTCTTTTCCATGATATGTGTCATACGTCTTGATACATGCCCAAACTAACCTTTCAAAAAATAAAGATCCATTTGCTTGTAATAAAGTGAAATAAGGATCTCGATCAGGATTTCCTTCACGAACATTTTTTTCGATAGCTTCACCAAATTTGATTTGCACTTCCTGAGTATCCACTAACAAATCTCTGTTGAAACAATCTCTATAAATGCTAGCCGTTTTGCCTTTATACAATAAATTATATTTTTTACCATCAATAGTTAATGTCTGTTCCATATAACCTCACAAAGAGGGGGTTGCCCCTCTTATAATGTGCTCACTTCCTTTCCATCCTCACTTTGTACAGCTACCGGTGTACCTTCTTCCTGGCTCATTTCACCAACTTTTGGAGTAGGTAATGTTGGAGCAGTTGTAAAGAAACTCTCATAATTTGTATCGCCTTTACGACATTTTGCCTTTACCCATTGATGATCATCTTTCTCAACAGGAACTGCTGTAATATCCATTGATGTAGTAGCAGGATCAGTGCTTTCTTCTTTTGTTTCACCTTCTACATTTGGTCGTGCAAATACAACCTTATAGAAGATATGTTTAGTAGCACTTACATCACCTTCAAACTGGAACATAAGCGCAACATTATTAGGCAATACGTTTGCATCTTCTGCTAAGTTACCTTCTTCTGTTGTCACTGTATTGAAAATCATTTTTTCAATTTCTTCAGGAATCTCAGACATTTCCAAACTTCCTGAATATCCATTGTTTGTATTCGTTGTAAAATACGCAGTGTTGTCTGCATAATATGTATTTGTATCTCCTTCTGGATCTAATGTTAATGATTTAGCACCTTTCCATGCTACAGGTGTTCCATATGTAATTGATCCTGCATTTTCTGTAATAGGGCATACATGAACATTTCTTAGACCGTATCTTACTTTGTTTTTATCTGCCATAGTTTTTATCCTTTCAAATATTTTTCGATTAAACTTGGCAGTTCCTTGATTGCGTTTGTTTCTCCATCCTTCCAGTGCTTAAATGCACGTGTACGTCTAGGAGAATTCCATAAATTATGTCCGTTTTCTAGTAAATGAGTTAATGAGTATTCATGGCCACTCGCATAAATAACACCGCGTGTATGTGCTAATTCACGTTCTATCTTATATGTTATAGACCTTTTATATTTGCCCTTTCTGCGTGTGTTTCTATGGTCTACATTGGCCTTAGCTTTAATAATATCTTTAGAATCTTTTGTAGTTTCTTCTACTGCTCTATCAATTTGCGCCAAAGAATGCTCTTTATATTCTTGAATAATCTTTCTGATTTCAGGCCCAAGCTGCGACATATCGCAATATACATCATTTACGGCCAACTAATGTCACCGTCCATTCTGTACAGTGTACTTTTTGAGCTTTTATATCTTCATCTGTGATGGTTTGGTATGGTATTTCTAATTCATCAAACATGTCTTCGATTTTAGCTTCTAATTCAAAGTCTTTTTGATCAGTCACTAATCTATATATGTAAGTCCCAATCTTACAATACGTTCTATTGTCTGCAAAGTAATTATTTGTATAATCCAATGCATAATTCCCATAGGGGGTATGGGGTTTTGATTTGAAACTTCCGTATACAAATTGTCCTTCACCTAAAAGTTCAGTGAATTTAGCTACAATCTGTTGTCTTACTGTTTCCATTCTCCAGCATCCTGTTGAACATATAGTTCAATCGTATCTCCGGATGGGAATGTACGATAAACCGCATACTTTTTGTCGTTGTATTTCACTGTCGTTTCATCATTGTAATCAATAGTAGGAATAACAAGCTTATACGCTAACTGTATGCCTGCCTGGTAGGCTTCATTAAATTCTTTTGAATAAATTCCACCAACTCGACAAAATACTTCCTTCTCCGTTTCATTGACACGTTCCACACCATCTGCATCCACATATCTTTCTTTTTCAATCAGATATGCCACATCGTAGTAAAGATTATTCTCACGAGTATATTCATATGCCATACTATTTCACCTTCTTATGAGATTTATCTGTCATAAGAATCTGACGTAAATCCTCATATGTTTTAGCCATTGATTCTTTATTTGAAGCATCCGTTGTACCAAATTTTGACATTACATATGCTATTACCGCTACTACAATTTCATCTTCTAAATCATCTTCATCAAATAAGATATTTAATCTATCCAAATCGTATAAACATGCATTGATATACGTTTTGATTTCATCATCATAAGCATGTGATTTAGCTCTTGTAGCAGCAGTTCTAACACGTTCTAGAAGGCTTTCAGAAATATTGAACGCCATTATCTATCACCTAAGCTTTCTTCGCACTGCTTTTTCGAGTAGTTTTCTTAGGCTCATCATCTAATAAAATAGGTTCATCATCAGTTCCAACAGGTTCTTCATCATTTAATGATTGTGTTCCTGTTTGACTTTCATCTTTTGTAACATCTCCATTGCTTAAGCTACTTTTTTTTTTAACAAGAAGATGTATTGAGGATCTAATACTTTACCATCATTGATAACCAATGCTTGAGTTACTTCCTCATTCTTTTCATAATCCCAGTACTTCTTCACACCAAACTGCATATTTGAGTTGATCGCATAGGCTTCTTTTCCAACCCAATACATTCCGAAATATTCACCGTTTTTTGCTTCATCAAAATCTTTGAATGTATCATTTTCAACAAAATTAACTGTTCTAGCTTTGAATGTTGCACGTTCTGCACCATCAATAGGATTATATGTTTCTGCATAAACAGGACGATTATTATCATCGGCCAACGTTTTAATGTTTGCTTCATATGTAGCAGGCGTCATTACGAACTCTGGTTTTAATTTACGCATTGATAAAGGAATCTTTGCGAACAATTTTGTTTGCCATGATTTCCAATCTTTCATTTCTGCTTCCGTAAATTCAATAATATGATCGGCTTTAATACGACTACCTGATACTTTATTAGCTTCTGTTAAAATACCTTCACATTCATTATTTGTAGAGTCACCTGTTAAAATTTCACGATCCATAGCTTCCAAATAAGCTTCTACAATAACTTCTGCTAATTTAGTTTCGAATGCATTTACAGTTAATACAGTTTGTAGTAATGTACGTGCTAAACGAATTTCACCAATCAAATATCCAAATTGTACAAATTCTGTAACAGAACCGGCTTTTTGACGATCAGACACTGTTGTTTCTGTGATACGTTTAAATGTAGCCTTGAATGAACCGATAGGATATTTAACACCACCACGGAAATTTGTATGTAATACTGCATTGTATAAGTAACCACGTGATTTACTTAATTCAGTCATTACTTTCTGAACAATTGTTTCAGGAATTAAAATACCTAGATCAGCTGCCACACCTGCTTCTGCGCTACGTTGTCTTAAAATTTCTGACTGTTTTCCTTTTTGAACGAATTCCATGAACGCACTACGATACTCCATATCGTCTTCCATTCCTTTTTTACGTTCTGACAAGTTTGTAGGCATTGATGGATGTGCTTTGCTACGAGCTTGTTCCTGTTGTGTAGCAAAAGCTTCATCTTCATCTACAATAGATTTTGCCATAGTATCTAAGAGCGCTTGACGTTGTGCTACCTTGCCTTGTAACTCTTTGTCACGTTTTTGCAAGATATCAAATTCTGCCTGTAACATTTCCAAGTTTGTATTAGGATCGTTTTTGTTGACCTCATCTTGAATTTCTTTAAATCTTTTTTGAATCTGTTCGTGATTCATTGCATTGAATGCTGCTAGTTGTTGCTCTGTAAACATTAATTAATAGCCTCCTTAATCTGCAACAACAAACTCAGTCTTTCTCGTTTCTTTTCATTTTCTTTTTTAGTCCGTTCTTCATCCATTAAAGACTTTGCCCTTGCTTCAATAGATGTTTGATCATTTGCAGGAATCGACACTGCCGAAACATCATAAATTTTTGATACTTTACGTGTTGTCCACATCTTTTTAGATCTATCATATGATTCCTCGTCCACCATGTACCTCCATGACATCTGAGTAACCATTCCTGCCTGAATACTGTCGTACAAACGTTTTGCAGCTTCTGTTCTTCCTAAATCTGCTGCAACAAACAATCCGTGTTCATCTACTTCAACAATAAGTGAACCATTGCTTGTACGTGCATATACCATCCCTCCATGATCAAATTGGAAGATGATATCACTCATATCAGCGTTGTCCAAACTTGAACGCTCAATCAACTCATATACATCATTACCTTCGTAATCTCGATAAAGAACATAAGGTTCAAATGTTGTAGCATATCCTTCAACATAGTACTGAGTATCAATCCGTTTATTTTCCGTCACCGGGTTCATTTGGAACGGGATCGAGCGCATTTGGATTTTGCTGTGGTTCGGTTTCCCCATTGTAACTAATTCCTCCTTGATTTGATTTAGTTACCTGGATATATTCACCTCGAATAAAACGTTTCTTACCTTCATCATCTGGTAAAGGCGCTTTGTTCATGATATTTAATGCCCCATTCGTATCAATCATTCCTCTATCGAACATTTGAGTCGCAACATTTAATTTTGTTTGTGTCGAATCATACTGTAAACGATCACTTGTAAGAATGATTTCACTACCATTCATAATCTGATTTACGGAATATAACATTCCACTCAACACTTCTCCAACTTCAATAAAAAATGGTTCAATAATTGATTCATAAAATGCATTCCATTCATCAGGTTTATATTTATTTTGTAAAATAGCTTCACTAATTCCAAAATAGCTGTATACACTATTTTCAATTGCTTGTTTCTGCTTGGCATCCACTAATAGTGGTTTACTTTCAATCGGTTTTACTTCATCAAAACGATTATCAACAAGGAATACACCTGTTTCATTTTTGTTCAGGTTATTTCTTAAGATCATGTTCTGTTGTTCCTTGTAATCCTCATCATCATCAATCGGTGTTGAAATTCTAGCTAAGAATCGAACAATAGAACTCGACTTAATCGCATTGATTGCTCCTTCTTCCTGAGCAAGCATCAATTTAGCTGTTGTATCAAATGCATCATTCGTATCACCAAAGTAATCATTTTTATACTGCATTTGTCTTAAATGCCCTACTTTACTGTATTCAATCAATTTTGTTTCGCCATAGATAAAATTAAAATAAATATAAACTACACCATTGATTTCTTTTAGTTGACACTGACTTGGAACAGCAGGCCATAATCCTTTTATCATTCCATATTCATCTTCAATTGGAATAATGAAAGCATTGTTTTCTGCAAAATAGATAGTTGCCAATCTTTTATAAAATTGACTAGCTGTCATATAAGGATTTGGCTTTTTCTTAACCAAATAGTTATATATCTTGCTTTTGTAGTCTTTGTTTGTCAGTTCAGGTGAAGCTTTTCCACATGATGTGGCAATTCGATTGATACATGCTCTGCATAGTCCAATCTCATATATTCCACCATCATATGACGAATACACTGGTGAATATCCACCTAAGCTTGCAAACATTGAATGTAATTGATTTTGTTTAGGTGCTGGCTTATTTAGTCCTAATAGACTTCCTAGCAAACCAAATCTTTTTCTTCTGCTTTTAGCCACTAATTCACCTTCCTTTTCTTGTTTTCAAGGCGGTATTTAAATGTATCCCACCATTTTTGTCTTACTGTATATGCATCAATAACAGATGCATATCCATCAATATGTTTTCTTGGATCAGTTTTAATCATGCGGACACGATTGTCCTCAGCAACTTTCTTTAATGCCACACTAGACATATGTGCTTGTAATAATCCATTTGTTCCTGTATGAACAAATCCATCTCTTACATATCCCGTAAATTCATTAATAACCGGTGTAAGGTTAGTACCCTGAATGACATCATCCATCTTGTATCCATATTTCTTCATATCATCCACAAGATACTGTGCGGAATAACGGTCATATCCAACGACTACACAATAAATCTTGTATTTCTTACGTAGCATTTCAAACCATTCAGTAACATCTTCATACCGTACAAAGTTTTCCCCACTTGGACTTAAATACCCCAATTGAATAAATCTTGTATATGGTATCTTGTCTCTTTCTTCTAGCTCCTTGATTTTTAATGTTGGAAGCCAAAAATGAGTAAATATGTAGTCCTGCTCTTGAATTCGTATAACTACAGATGCGGCTGTTAAATCGGTTGTTTGTGACAAGTCAATTCCACCAACTGCATATGTATGTGCAAAATCTTCAAATCTAAGTTCTTCACCTTTGACTTTGTTAATATCTTCTGCACTAAATAATGCTTCCGTTGAATTCTGTTTGATATTCGCATATTTTGTTATAAACTCCGCCTTATATGTAGGTGAGCTATGTGCTTTTAAAATTTCATTCTGCAAATATTCATAAGAAACCGATATTCCAAGGTTTGGCATTGCTTTTCTCAATTCAATAGGATCATCCCATTTTTGAATATCATCAATCATATAAAAGAAAGGCAACATTTGTTTTTCATCAGACGTACCAAGTAAAACAGATGTTCCACGAACAAATAATTCATCATATAATCCTTCATCAATATAGTTTGCGGTACTTACAGGAATATAAAGTGGATCAGGTCTTGCACCACCTGCCGACAACATAACGTTGTACATTTTCATACCCGCTTCACCTTCCCAGGCTGCAAACTCATCAAAGATTGTCAAATATGGGTTGAATCCGTCTGACTTTTTAGATGCAAAGGCAATTGGCTCCCATCTACAGTTGTTCTGTTTCATGTAGATATCTGTTCTACGTTTTTTTACTCTTTGACTCAACGCTTTAGAGTGTTCCATCATTTGATACAGAACATTGTAAATGATCTGCGCTTGTTTTAACTTTGGCGCAATATTGTATATCTGCATACCTGCTTCATCAGATGTAAATCCAACATCAAGTTCAATACCTGCACAAAGAAATGATTTTCCTTGTTTTCGGCCCATGACCGTAGGTATTTCACGAAACTGCCTTTTTCCATTCTTATCAACAAGTCCGAATATGCACGCAATATAGTATTTTTGCCAAGGCTCAAGCTTCACTTTTGTTGTTTTTCCTTCTACGTGATGACAAAACGTTTCAATAAACGCAATATGCATTTCCGCTTTTTTCTCATCATAGAAGAAATCTCCATTTGCTAAACCTCTTTCAACATATTGAAGATTAAGCTTTATCCACTTACCGACTACATCTTCACCCGATTTAATACGTTCTTTATAAATGTCTAGATATTTCATTTAAATCTGCTCATAAACTCATCCAATTCATCACCTTTTTTTCCGGATACTTCTGTTGTCTTTGAGAGTGAAGTAGGTGACAAGCCAAGTTCTTTGCAGTACTTCATGATCTGATCACGTAATTGAACGGTAATAATGTAGTATGGCGAGCGTGATAAATTCGTTGCACCGCCCTTATTCGTATATTCAACAACCATCTGTAATGATTTGTAGCCATTTGCTTTACTTGAATCTCTCCATTGCTTCATTGTTGAATCATATTGGGCCAAGGCATCTGCAAGTGAATCAACTGCAACAGAATATTCAGGAGAAAATGTGCCTAAATTCTCTAGTTGTGAATTGATTCTTTTTTTCCATGCTCCTTTTTGCATTCATCATCCTCCCTTCCACATCCTATAAGCATTCCGTTTTCATCAAACTCAAAAGATGGTTTACGTTTGGAATGTTCTTCGGCATGACATAAGTCACACAACGCTTCCAAATTAGAATCGCCAAATAGAATGTGTATATCTCTATAGTTGTCCTGGTCAATGTGCACTTTGTGGTGCACGCAAGTCGACCTGGTATAGATACCTTTTTTCAAACATCTTTCACAAAGTGGATGTGCCTTTCTATACGCTTTGCTTTTCTTTTCCCAAGCCTTGCTTGAGTAAAATTTTCTAGCATAATTTCTAGCACCTGTTTTTGTTGCTTCTGAACCATAATATTTTTTCATATCGCTACATTCAAAGTTTTGACCATAACTACAGTTAACAAATTTAAAGGACGACAAAAACTAACAGTAAATACTTTGAATGCAGTGATATGAAAAAGACCCATGTTTCCACAGGTCTTTTTCAACGGGCACTAAAATGAAACAATCCAAGAACTACCTTGTTTGTTCTAGAAGATGTTTTCCAATCTTCACGACTACAGAATATCACGGTTTTTCTTTGTACACTGTACAAAATGAAGAAATTCAGATTTTACCCCCTCTCATGCACTCATGACCCAGTTTTTTTGAACTCCCCACGCCGTTCCCCGAAACCCAAAAAACTTCCGAAAGATAGGGGGGTCTATGCTGATCTGATCCATGCCCAGGGCGCTTTCAGGGTTCAAAATTTGATTCATGCAGCTACCATAACGCCGCACCGCTCACGGCTTCAATCATATGACTATCATATATTTATTATTGTGTTGAAACATCTTTCAACATGTCTTGTTGAAAGCGTTCTTTCATAACATTACTATAGCTGTATTAATAGAACACGCGCGCACGTTCTTATATATGCAATAAGTCTTTCATCACTCCAATACATTGAATCATGCGCACCCGTTCCATATGTTCAAGCGTGCTACTTGTCTTCCTGGAACTGAAGCAAACCACACAAAAAAAGGACGGTCAAACCGTCCACACATATATATTTATAAGTCTGATAACTCTATCTTATAAGACCAAACGCAAACACTAGAGAAAGCCTTACAAATAGGCGCTTGCGTGCACGTTTGCAAAACTAAAAGCTTTTTGAAAAAATGAGCATAAAAAAAAAGACGGCTTTATATTTTTGTGCCGTCTTCAAATTCAAAATAGCATTTGTATTTTGCGCCTATCGCTTGCGCCATTTTTTCAAGTTCTTCATCTGTGAATTTTTCGCGTTTGATTCTAGTGCTTACATTTTGCTTGGTGCATCCAAACGCATCCGCGATATCTTGCTGGTTTTTATGAGCATAAGCAAGCGCGGCTATAATTTGATTTTCTTTCATATAACTGCATGCCTCCCGTCCTATATTTATTTTATAATATCAAACATTATTTTTCAATAATCAAACATTTATTTTATTTTTTGCTTGACAATGTAAAACGTTCGTTTTATTATGTAAATGTCTTAAGAGACAAGCCACACGAAAGGAGGTGCAAACGTGGCAAAGTATAAACGTAGCAAACCGATGAAACGTCGCGATAGAAAAAAGCGCGAAAAAAAAGAGCGCATGATTTCGTACCTATCCAAAACGTTCGAAATTATATACACGCTCTTAATCGGTGAAGCCCTCAAGCTTCTTGCTAAATATCTAAGTGACTTATTTTAGTCACTTAGGTACTTATATTATACCACGTTTTAAAATATGGAACTACTAAAAATAGCGTTATTACTATCGTTAGCATTCAATGCATATCTTTTAAAAAAAATGATTGAAAAGTAAGGAGGTAAAGATTATGTGTGA